GTTGGAGCAGGGTGTCTTCGGAAAGACGTCGGGTGTAAAGTAGACTGAGGGACAAAGATTTTATCGAATAGCCCATCCATGTTCGAGATGTAACTTCAACGATTTGTTCGTCCCAGGAACTGATTCTAAATCCGGAGACTTAGAAGAGTAAAGGGAAGACCAAACAGGTGGAGTGTAACCGTACAAATATGTAAAGCGTACATTGATACCACTATTAATTTGATCTATAATTTCAGGAAATAAACGAGCAAAGAAAAGTTTACCGTTTTGACCATTAAGTAGAACAGAGGCAGCGCGAGCTACTTCACGTTCGTACCTATCGAGATCGGTGCGATAATTCTGGTGCCAGAGCACCTGATTAATTGCGAGTTTAGGGGAGATCATGCGAATAGCATTTATCCACTTAAATCCTAAAAAGTTAACAGATTTCCAAGATGTGAAATTTTCTGTCTTTTCCAATGAAATACTCAAGTTGAATATGTCTTTATATCCTTTAAAAAGAACATCAAGATCAATATTTGTTGATGGGAAGATATTATCATCGCCACAAACAAGTGAGTTTTCCAAAATACCTGGTGATAAGTATTCAAGAATAATAGCATGACACAAAGTGCCAACTAAGTTCGTGAAACCTGAGCCAGATGGAATACCATGTAGTTTAATAAACGATTGTACCGGAGTACCTTTTGTTTTTGAAACTAAAATGGAACAACAGTAATAATCACAAATTTTGTCAAAAATTTGCGCCATTACGGGAGAAAGCTGTAAATTAAAGCGTAAAATACCAAAAGCAAATTGAATAACGGTATTGACCATGTTTTGATCAAATGAACTAACATCAAGAGATGTAATTCTACCATTAGCTTTAGATAATTTTGTTTTAATTAATTCCGAGATTTGTTGTCCGCTACGACCTGTAACATAAAAAGTATTTGTTTTGATGAAATGTGTAATAAACGGCATTGCAAACATTGTTTCTAACAATGTAATAACACCAGGATATGGGTACATAACACGTACTTTTAGATTAACTTGGTTGTTTGTTTCGCGGAGAAACAATTTAAAGCCACGAGTTGTAGGATAATCCCAGCATTGCTGAAATTTTCCAGTGATAACTAGATTGGCTTGTTGAATAAGTTCTTCAAGAATAGAGCTTTTTCGCGTGAAGCGAGGAAAACCGCTCGAAGCTTGTCGGTTCAACTTATTATAAGCAGCGTCTTCAACTGTAGCCGGTAAGAATTTCTTATCAAATTGACAAGCTATTCTAACACGATTAGCAGCAGTAGCTAACTTACGTATGTTGCCAGTAAACTGAGCAGCATTAGTCATTAAAACTTGAGCTTTATCAAGCTGTTCGACAAATGTCTCAACTGGTACCTGACCGAAGTCAGTAACAAGATTAGATAGGTGAGAACGTTTAACACGTTCAAATAACCCCATTTCTATGTGCAATTGTGGTCTTCGTCCTGCATGCATAGCACAGATCTTACGGTACGTATTGTACACGGGAGCTGTAACTATAGAGTTTAAATGTACTAAACGTACACTTAATCTCTTGTCACATTGTCTAATATACTTAAGAATAAATGAGAAAAAATTATTGCTTGTAAATGCGATTTCATGCTTCATAAAAATACCTCCTTCTATAAGTGATAAATGATGACAGTTCTGAGTTGCAGAATTGTGAGACCTTCTGAGTTGCAGAAGATTATTAAAGATTGCCTCGGAAGGCAAACTATATGATTTGCGAGTATCGTTCGTTTTTCAACACTATACGTGTAAAAATAAGGGAGG